GTTAATCTCCATTGGTCTGCAACGGTTATGCCTTCAGGAAAGTTTGTAAGTGTTGCACCAGACTTCAAAGTTATCTGTGACGTATTACTAGAACCAATTGTCATATTAGAAGTTCCGCTTCTAGTGTCTATTGTATCTACGAGTATCTTTGACATTATTATTCTATTATCTTATAAGATGTAAACTGACTGACACCTTTATTTGTATTAAATTGATTGTATATTTCAGTCGCTGTTTCTAAAGAAACATACGCTTCTAAATAATCAGTTGCGTTTAATTCTATTACACCTGAAGTTTCTATAGTGTTCGCACCTCCACCAGAAACAGACCAAGTTCTAGTTGAATATCCATTTAAAGAAGAATTTGTTCCATTCTTGAACGGAGTTACACATTGTATAGAAGACGCACTTCCATCATCCACTACGCAAGATATTTTATACCAATATTTTCCAGCTACACCAGGAGTAAACCTATAAGTAGAAGTGTCATACTTACCATCAGAATCCCATTGTTCGTCACCAAATTGTATTTTAGTCAAAGTATTGGCACTAATTGTTTGAGTTGTTATATGCATAACAGCATTAAAATTAGGAGTATTAGTTCCACCAAAACCACTCTGTGAAGCACCACTACCTAGTGTTACTGTATCACCATTCGCTCCTAGCGTTAAGCTAGTGCCTGATTGTGGTTCTAAGTTATCTACGAATACTGTTCCCATTATGCAGATACCTCCATAACTTTAAATGTCATATTTCCATCAACACCTGCTCCAGCAAAATCGTGATATCCAAATTGAACATTTCCTGATGTATTAATACTTGCTATTTGAAATTTTATACTAAGTGTTGATAAAGATGATGTATTAGTTGGTGTATAATAATAAGACCATGCAGTAGCACCAGAAACTACAGTGCTTGAACCATAAAGACTACCAAAATCTCTATTGTTAGAATTTTGTATTACACTATATGAGCCTGAATCCTCTTTAATTTGACAACGAAAACCCATATACTTGTCTCCACCATTATAAATACCACCTCCTAATATTTCTATTAAGAATTTTGAATTTTGACCTACTACTGATATGCCAGTTTGTTCTAAAACATCTACAAATGATGTACTACTAGCAGTAGTCTGTCCTATATATTGATAAGCGTTCATAGAAAGAATTTTACCAAAGCCTGACGCTGTGCCACTATTAGAAATAGTACAACCTGATGGTATATTTAAAGTTTTACCACTAGCTCCTAATGTAATTGTAGTTCCTGATGATAAAGGTTGAATGCTGTTTACTTCAATAGTGCTCATACGACTGTAAGGTTACCCTCCACTGTGACGGTGCCTGTAAATGTTACAGGGCCCGCAAGCATTGCATTGTCTGTTGCTGCTACTGTT